TTAAGGCAGTTAGTGCCTCTTCTATTTCTTCAGTAAATTTTTTACCAGTATCTTTTACTTCGGTTTCTTCTTTTTGTTCTTTGATTGCCATTGTGTAGGTTTCTTGATTGGCACCTACAAGTACTGGTGAAACTTCCCAAACTTTTAATTCTTTGAGGTATCTTACATCAACATCTGATCCGTCTTTTGCAAATTTACCGGGCTCTGAATCTACAACCTCATAGCCAAATGACCATTGTTGCAGATCGCCCATTGCTTTGACTGTGTTGTATGCCTCTCTACCTCTTTCAGTATCCATAATAAATTCACCTTTGAATACTGCTTTATCGTTGTCTTGTGTAATTTCACCTCTACCTATTACATCTTTCCAATCATGACCCCAAACCATGGCAACACCTTTATCGCCATAACCACTTTTAATTGAATCTGGTAAAACAACATCGCCGTCTGTATCTATTGTATTAAATACAGAAAATACGGCTTCTACCTTACCCTCTACATCTTGACTGAATACTGCGTCTATATTTTTAAATTCTTTACTCATAACACCTCATGATATATTACACTGCACCTGCAATTAATTGTTTCACCTGCTGGCGCACCACCAGAATTATCTGACGGATATAACATATTATAGCCACCAACATTAAAAAATCCATTTTTACTGACTCTTTGTCCATCTGCCAATCTATGCGTATCTCTTGTTACACCATCTCTTTCAGCAACCCACTCTTTTTCTAATGTAAGACCAGTTTGTGAAACAGCCAAATCTTGACCAAATTGTGAAAGTGTAAGACCCTCTGTTCTTGCTATTGTAGATGCTCTACCTAATCTTTTTTTACCAAGTGCGTCTGATATGCCATTTGCAACATAATCTTCTAAATCTTTACCTCTTAGACCAAGATTGGTTGCCTCTGTTACAGATCTTCTTAAATCACGATTCAATCTTTCTTTGGTAGTTTTTGCAAGATCGGGTAATACAGTTTCTAGTCGATTATTAACAAAATCAATTGCAGTTCTGTTTCTTCTAAAATCAGCAATTGGTATTTGTACACCAGTTCTACTTCTTAATGGATAAAATCCCTCTGTAATAACTTCTCTTCTTGGCTTTCTTCTTCTCTGTCTTGTTATTTCTTCTTGTTCTCTTTCGGTAAATTTAAATTCTTCAGGTAATAATATTTCTATTTGATTAAAACCAAAATCTGTTGTCATTGATATATATAAATCGTATAGATCAGCAGACCATTTAATCGTCTGGTTATCTATAAGATTATTTAAAATTGTTAAATTACCAACAGTCAATAAAGAGTTTGTTTTTATAAATTCTGTAATTACCTTATTTTGTTCTGTAAATAATTTATAATATTCTACACCTAGTGTTAAATCCCAATTTCTTAAAAGACTATGATAATTCTTCCAAAGCATATCTTTTACCTCTGGATCTTTAAACCTATTTAATCTTTCTTCTTTCTCTAATTGTTTTAATCTTGATTTTCTTATGACCAATTCTGTGGCAGTATTTGCCTTTTCATCTCTACTGTTCATTGCCTTAACCAATTTATTAGACCAAGATTTACCTGCTTCACCACCCCATAATGCCCATGCAATTCTACCATTACTTGGGTAACCATCTTCACCGGGTGAATAACCCTCTGCTTGTTTATCAATTTCATGACGAGGAAAATATCTTGCAATCTGCCTTACCTTATTTGGACTTGCAGTTGCATTTGATAAAAGATACCTAGCTGTACCTCTACCAACAGATGTACCCCCTCTATTGAATTCTGCAACCCAATCTAAAGCTCTCTTTGCCTCTTCTTTTGCACCAACTGGTATTGAAAAATCTAAATCATCATAAGGTCCTTTGTAATCTTTCTTGCTTGACAATGGGTGATTTCTAGGCAATAAATCTTGATCGAATGCAGTTCTTGGAAATTTACCTGTTCTTAAACCAGTTAAAAAGGCATTAACTCTGGCCAATGCCCATTGGTCAGCAGATCTTACATTACCTCTTACAGATGCAGGGTTTGTTCTATATGCACCTACACCTCTTCTAAATACAGCCTCAAGCATTCTTAATGTTGCTCTATATCTTGGATCTTTCTCATTATGTGCTTCAACCTTATCTCGTAATATTCTTTCTATTCTTGCACTTACTTGTTTTTCTTCTCTGAAATCATTTATTGGCCTTAGTCTTGATACAGGCATTGTTACAGTTCTATCTGTTTGATCATGTGATCCATCTTCATTAATTGACCATACACGCATATTTGCAGTTTCCTCTTCTGAATTAATAGATGTTATTACACCATGCACAACACTAGGTGGATCTGGATCTTTCGGTATTGACCAACTTACAGTATCGCCAACCGATATTTCACTCAGTGTCGCCATTTTCTTCTGCTAATCTTCTTTCATATTCTTCATGTGTGGCACATGGCATATAAACCAATCTGCCTTCATCATCATGTGTATGTGTTCCCGAACAGCCTAAATCTTCTGCCCTATCTCTTGCTTCTTCTATTGTAGTAAAAGTATCTTTTTCTACCTCTGCTTTTATTTCTTCATATTCAGTATCCCAATCATCTACATTTTCTTCTTCGTATTGTGATTCACCGAACATGTGAATTTGTTGTAATCTTGCCTCTGCCAACTTTTGTGTTGGGTAACAACCAAATCTTCTTGTACCCTCTTCGTTATAAACACAGAACTCACCATTTTCTTGTTTAATTATCTTTGTTTCATCAACAGTAAATGCTGATTCTTCAAACTGTTCTTCCACCTCATCTTGATTTTGTAATTGTTCTTCTTCTTGTTCTTGAGGTTCAATTGTTTTTGCGTCTGTTGGTACCACATTTGCAGGTACATAATATATATCTTGATCATCATTGGTTGGTAAACCAACTTGTGATCGAGCCTCTGATACCGAAATCCAACCACCTTTAACACCAATATTTAATCTTTTGTACAAATCTTCTTCATCAGATTGCAAAGACCTAACATTAGAAAAATCATATTGTGCCTTTACAATGGCATTTGATTCATAATCTTTTTGTAACAACTGATATGTTAATTCAGTTGCAACCATGCGCCATAATGGTATTAATTTATTTTCGGTAAAATATTCTCTAAGCATTCTTGCATTTGCATAGGTTGCTCTTTCAAGACCTGCACCAAGACCTGCCAATATTGCAGGAACACCAAGAACAGCAGACACTCTTTCTTCTGGTATTCTTCTTAATGTTCCAATATCTAATTCACTTGGACTGAATGCCATTTTTTCTACTGTCATAGAGCCTGAAAGAACTAAAGGTTGTCCTCTTTTTGACCCACCTACCTTTTGTTGATAGGTTTTACTTATTTGATCTGATTCATCAGCAGATATTGTGAAATCGTCTTTTGGTGAAATAATTACAGATGGTACACCAGAGTTAGATAATAATGCAGTTGATAATTGACCAGCAGATTCATCGCCAAATATTTCTCTAAGAACTGTTTGTAATGGTGCAAAACCTTTCTTATGGTTTGTTGGATCAAGCCCTAGTCTAAAATGTACAATATCATCTTTTTCAATAGTTAATTTTCTATCGTCCATTGCATATTCATAGTTTGTTATTAAAGTTTCTTCATTACCTTTAGCAGTTACCCTATCTGGTATTAATGGGTACAATGCAGTTAATTGACCTGCATTATTTTTTTCTTTTAATAAATATGCGTCACCGAAGACATGTAAAGCATTTATTAAATACTGTTGTACAACCTCACCTGACATAAATGGGTTAGGTCTTTCCATTAATATTTGTAATGGGTGATTAAATATTATTGATTCTTCGCCATCATCTTGGTAAGACTTTACAATAAGGTTTGCTTCTGAGAAAGATGTTCCTAATACCTGTAAACATGCTGTAACAGCACTATTTGATTGTCCATTACCTAAATCTTTTAAATCAAAATTACCTGCATGAGAATTGTAACCCATGATAAAACTACTCGGCGTAATTGGATCTTCTCTAAAAAAATTAATTCTTTTTTCTCTATCATCTCTTGAGGTTATATTACCGAAGACTATATCCCTAAATGATCTTCTTTCTGCCAATGTGTACCTTTCTAGGTCGCCAGCAAGTTAGAAACGCACCTAAAAACTAACTTGCTTTTGACCAAACTTTTTCTACTACCATATTACATAAAAATAAACAACCTAATAAGCTATAAATTTATTTTTATTTCTTATTTCCAAAACACCATAAGCAAGTGCGTCAACCATGTCGTCGTGTTCACTTTCTGGAAACTGCAATAATTCTCTCTTTAAATCATCATAGTGCATGTTGGACGGATTTAAAAACATTGATCCACCTTCCATGTATGCAGATAATGGTAAAGCCCTACTGACCTTATCTTTATCTGGTTTTAATTCTTTTACAATTAAACCCTCTCGTCTTGCTATTTGTATTAAAGATAATTGATACCCTGCTCTCTCAATGCCAACATACGATAAATTATGTTCTTGTATCTTCTGTTTTAGTTTTGGTATTATATCTGGACCCTCTAGTCTTTCTCTAACCATATCAACAAGAATTAATTTATTTGTAGGTGTTTTGGCAAAACATGCAACAACCGTGTAATCTGCACTTTGTTTTGTAGATGTTGCAAGATCAACAGTTGCAAACTTTTGACAATCAATATCGTAGACCTTTTCTGTACCTAAATCATACTGAATGCGTTGTTCATAATATCCTGTATTGTTCATGAATCGAACATTGTCTTTTGTAAATGTTTTAATCCAATCTTCTTTAAATATACCACCAGTAAACTCTACAAATTTGGCTTCATATTCTTGTGAATATAAATAAGTTCCTATTTCTTCTTTGGCTACATCTAATTCTGATAATGGTACAAATGGGTTGGTCTTTGTTGGTAACTGCCACCTTTCCCAATCATTAAGTGTATCTGCTTTGTTATAGACTTCTTCAAACCAATTAAAACCTTTTGGTGTTGAAATAAATAATGCACCGCCCTGTCTTTCAGTTAATGTTGGTCTTACCACCTCTGCCCATACATTAGGTTTCATAAAGGCACACTCATCTAATACAACAAAGTCAAGTCCTGCACCTCTTAATCTATCTGGATTATCTGCTGATCTGATCGATACACTACCACCAGTAGGCATGATTACTGTTTTTTCTGATTCTTTTATAATCGTACCGTACTCAATACCAATATTTCTTAAATCTTTCCACCCCTCTAAAGCCATTGCGTATGTTGGTGCAATCCACCATGCACGACCACCTTTCCAAGCTTTTTCTAAACATAACCAAACACCTAATCGTGTTTTTCCCCACCTACGACCTGCTGATAAAACCTTAAATCGTGCATTTGACTCAGCAACTTTCTTCTGACCCTCATGTAATTGCGGTAATTTAACTACAAATTTTTTATTTATACCAACATTTTTTAAATTGGTGTCCATTATTCTTTTTTTAGGTCGGCATTTTCGGAAATTTCGGGCAATTCTTCATCTAGATCATCTAGTAATACTTCATCAAACCACATTTTGTACTATATATCCTAACTTAGCTTGTTTAATTGATTCAACAGCCTTTTCGCCACAACCAATCAATAAACTACCAGTGCTACCTTGTTTTGCTTGTATATATTGATCTTCAGCATAAGGTTTATAAAACGCCAATCTTCTCTTTATAAAACATAAAATATCTGCTTGTATTGCGTAATCATGAAACCATTGTGTTTCTGTTCTTGAAAACACTAAAGCGATACCATTACCATATTCAATAAATTTTTCTAGCCATTTACCAGTATCTTTACCATAAGGCGGGTTACACCATACGAAACCAAACCAATCTTTTTTTAATCCATCATTTTCTTCATGAAACCAATATTCAGCAGGTAACCATGGTATTTTTTCTTTAGGCGAGGCAACATCTAGATCAAAATCTGTTTTTAATGCTATAAATATTTCTGGCGGAGTATACCATTCGTTGCTTTGTACAACACCACCTGCATTTTCATACCATGTTCCTGTTTGTTTTTGGCTCATTATTCTTCTTCTTCCTTATATAAATCTTCTAACCATGAGACATGTACCCTTTGACCGTCAACAATTACAAATAATTCTTCTTTATTCTTCCTCTTGTACTGTTCTGACATCTTCTGCCTCAACTATAATTTCGTTTTCACGATCTAACCTTTTACCGTCTGACCAATTCAATTCTATCTCAACTGGTGCATTTGGGTCGCCTTGTAACTGTAATTTTTCTTTGCGACCAAATTTATCTT